TTGATAGAGGCAAGCTCTTGAGCCTTGAATGACTTCCGCGCAATACTTTCCATCTGCGCTCTTGCTACGCTGTAGTCTTCCGCCTCACCTGTCACCTTGCCTGCAAGGGTTTCAAATCTTTCGGAAAGCTTTTGAGCATCAGACACTAAGATCTCTTCCATTTCTTTTTGGAAGCCCTTGTTTGCTTGAGTCGTTTTTCTAACCCAATCCCTTACTACTGGATTGTCAGACATCGTTCCCACAATGCCGCCAATTTGCAGGTCAGGTATTTCTTCTTTAAGGGTCGTTAAATTCTCAACAGCTCGAGCCACCTCTTCGGGCCTTGTTGTTTGAGCAATTCTATTGATCTCCGCCCTAACTTGGCTGTTAGCCATTGCTTCGGATGCGGGGCCAAAAATATCCGTCTTCTCTCCAGTAATTTTTGTTTTGATATCTCCTGCTACCTTGCCCAACGTCATAATTGCTGGCGCAGTAACAACATTGGTAGTTGCACCAGCAAGACCGCCTGCTGTTATTGCGGCAAGTTCTTGAGCATATGGACTGGCCCCAGCCTCTGCGGCTAACTGAGAGGCAGTCATCCCCCCAATGAGGCCAGCACCTGTGCTAGTTACTGCGGGGATTGCAGTTTTTAAGAACGGAACTACCTGCCGTTGAATGGCCCCCTCTGCAACTTTCAAGGGCGCTCTAACTCCAATGTAAGAAAGAGGGTCTCCGGCGGCGGCAAACATTTCCTGGGTTAAGGTTAATGGCGCATCAGCAGGTATTCCTGAAAACTCTCTAGCTAACCTTTCTTCTCTTTGCATAGGCGTTTCTCGCTCTCTGCCAGAAAACGCAAGGTCGGCATCTCTTTTAAATTCCTCTGCACTCATAAGAAAAACATCAGGAACAAATTGAATCCCAAACCTAGCGAGGCCAAGCTGAACAAGATCGGCGTTTGTTATTTCATCGTCTTTATTTGCAGGGCCAGAGGCATCATGCTGGCTAGTTCGCTTTGCTTGTGACGCATTAAGGGCGGCATAGTTTGTTATTTGAAGGTCAGTCCAGCCTTCTGGATGCTCTATAGACACAACCTCGCCATTATCCAGTTCTACCCTGCTAATCTTCTTTGTCATTAGTCGATCACCCGTGCAGTGTTGCCGCCATAAACATCAATTATGTTTTGTAATGCTTTTTGTTCTTTATCAGATGGAGTTACTAGCATCATTCGTCTTGCGCTATTAATGATTCTGCTTTTAGAAGCCGCCTCTAGCACATCAATAATTTGATTGTATTCAGCTCTTGTTTCTTTATCGAGACCGCCGACAAAGACTCTAGTTGCAAACTTTCTAATTAAGTCAACAACCTCATCGTCAGACCTAAATCTTCCAAGCTCTTGAACAGCCTTAACATCATTAGGGGCTAGGTTGGTAAGGAGCCTTTCTTTTAAAGATGTAAGGCCAGCAACATCTGCTTCTGTTATTTGCTCAAGTGCGCGATATTTTTCAATATCAAACAAGTCTGTTCTTGCTGTTGCTACAGCAGGGTCTACCTCTAAAAGCTTAAACGAATCTGCTAAGCCTAATGGCTGTCTATCTTCAAGCATTTGGCCTAACTCTTTTCCAAGAGAAGCATTTTCAAGCTCAATTAAAGCGTAGTTTCTTGCCGCTCTTATGCCGTCATCTGTTGAGAGGTCGGCTTCAAAGCCTTTATCTGAAAGCATTTGGCTTATTGATTGCGTTACATCGCCCTCTCCATCTGAAGGGGCACGGCCTATTACGCTTTGAAATACGGGAGCTGATGGATTGGCGCTGTTCTTATCGTAAGTAAATCTAACTAAATTTTTTACTCCAGATTTTGGATCAGTTACTGTTTTTGTTTCTGATGTGTAATCTGGTGGCGTTACCCTTTCATCAAGTAAATTTACATTTCCTGTTCTTTCTACCTCAGCAACACTCTCAGGAGTAAATCGCTCAAAAAGTTTAATTTTGTTATCCATGTTTATTCTTGGGCCTGGAACAAAACCCTTTCCAGCCTGAATAGCTTGAGCCGCAACAGCAGGGGACATGCCTAGTTCTGCCGCGCCGCCTAATGCACCCTTTAGCATTTCAGGATCAAACTTCCCCGAAGCTCCTAAAGAAAGTAGATTGGCTTGATACTGTCTTTGCTTGGCAAGCTTTTCTTCTTCTTGCTTTTTAAGATCTGCTTGACGGCGCTCTTCATCCAATCGACCACGCAAGCCACCCAACTCACGAGCGGCAGTAAACATGCCTTGCTGATAAGAAGGCTGAGCCATAGCCCGTAAAAACTCTTGTGAAAACTTAGCCATGATTAACCTCCAATTCTTAAAATATCTGCAATGCCTTCGCCTATGTTGCCAAGGCCTCCAGCAATACTGCCAAATAAACCGCCTAATGCCGAGCTACCGCCACCACTTGGGGCCGCTGAAGCCGCACGTTGTTGATTCATCATGCCAGTAATTAGATTGCTACCGACACCGCCAAGCAAGTTTGCTCTAGCCTGCTCTGCTAATAGCTGAGCCTCAATGCCTGACAATGCAGTTTCACCAAAGAGTCCTGTGCCAAACTGCTGTGCCTGCTGTGCAAGCTCTTGCTGAATTAATCCAGGCTGAAGTGCTGACACCAACTGTTGCTGTGGCAAGTAACCAGCTCCTAAGAACTGCTGTCCTAGTGCCGCCTGTTGTGCCTGTTCTGCTTGAGCCTGTTGCATGGCGCCAAGCATTGCTCTGTCACGCGCTTCTTGTTGTGCCGTAGCCATTGCCAGACCTTCCGGCGTAGCGCCACCATAAGCCGCTGAAGACGTTCCTAATCGACCCTGAGCCGCAAGTCTCTCTTCTAACGCAAGACGCTGACGCTCCTCTTCAGGGCGTTGTGCGGCACGCATACGCTCAAATACAGCTTGCTCTCGGCTTGTAGTAGGTTGTGCGGCTTGACCAAAGAACCCACCAGCACCACCTAGCAACTGTCGTTGTAGTGCTTGCTCTTCTGGCGATAACGTCATACCAATCTCAAGACCGCCAGTGGGCTGTGCAGGTTGAGTAGGCTGTGCCGCTTGGGGGAATGAGACTGTAGGTGATATGCCTGCAAACAAGTTTCTCAAAGAGTCGCTAGATTGAATAGGCGCCTGTCTTAAAGGGGCGCCTTTATACATCATGCCGTCAGGTAGTACGCCTGTTACCGGCTGTGTACCCATTCTATTGCCGCCTTTATCTGGGCCAAAAACTTGAGAAGGCATTGGCTCACCAACATCTGGCCCCGTTGAAGCAGGCATAGGAAGCAATCCATAACCGCCTGTTGGATCTTGAAGAAACGGAAGAAACGATTGTTGCCCCAACATTCGCCCGGTAGGTTGCATAGGCTGACCACCCATGCGTGCCGTAAAGCTTGCCCCTGTAGGAGTTGTAACTGTAAATGGTCTAAACTGAGATTCGGCTTGACCACGCTCAGCAATACCCATTGCTTCCTGTCTAGCAACATCACCAATATTACTAAGGCGATTGTATGCCTCTCTGCTTAACAAGCCTCCAGCAATGCCTTCAAGACCACCGGGCATTGACACAAGTGATTGCCCCGCACCCAAGATACCGCCAACAATATCGCCAACCCCTGATGCAATTGAGCCAAATCCGCTTGGCTGACTTGTAAGATTACCTGTAGCTACAGCCATTGTTTTCTCCTAGTTAAATAGTTTTGCCGATCAGGGCAAGCAAGTTAATTTCTTGTAACGAAAGAGCAAAGCCGTTGATGTCAGACTCAAGGCCAACAACCACTGTTGTGCCACTGCCAACCGCATTAAGACTTCGTTGGTTAGTTAGTTCACCACCCGTAAATTCAGATAGTGGATTCGAATTGTGAGAAGGGTCAGCATCTCCGTGAAATTCGTTCACATTAAAGAAGGCAGGTTGCTGGTTACCCACTGTAAATTCTGTTGTTCTGTAAGACGTACCAAAGTCATACGCAAACTTCATAAAGACCGTAGCACTGTTTGCACCCACCAGTGTTGGCTTGATCTTCTTAAGAATCTTAAGTCGAGAGGTATCGCCAAACGTCAGGCTGGGACTAAAGTATTTAAAGCGATAAGAGCTACCATCATCAGAGTACCCTTTATATTCGCTAATACCTGCTGTTGAGCCTACATACAAAGTGCCGTTAGCCAATCTTTCGTAAGCCGTAAAGACAGAGCCGGGCCATCGAGTTACTCGATACGAACCATCTTCTAATGCACCCCTAACATCAAAGCAAAATGTTGTTTGCTGACCTACAAACGTAAGCAGATAGAAGTTTTCTTCTGGGCTATAGATAGATCTAAACGAGTCTGTTTCGTTTTGTATAAGGCCAATAATGTCTTTAGTAATGGTGCGAGACAGCGTGCTTATTGGCATCGACTTTTCTTGTATCGTTCTGCCAAAACTACGTAGCCCTGTCTGCGACAGGAAAAGCACATCAGTTCCTGTGTGTTGGACAGTATCGCGATCTACACACCCAACGCCTGCCACAGTATCAAGTAACGACATAGTAGCTGGAGCTTCTGCCCCTTGATAAACAACAATACTGTGCTTGCCAAAAATAATAAGGAGGCCATTGTGCGCGGCTAATGACACAATCTCGTCATAGCCATCAGGCCATACCTTAGAGATATTTATCTTGCCGCTAGTCCCGCCCGTCCAATTGTGACCAATCAAAAGATCAGACCAGTAAACAGTAGATTTATCGTTTGTTACATCAGCGCACCAAAGTCTGCCGTATGCACCGATAACTTCATTGGCATTTGGTATGTCACTAGCACTTGACGCGCCAGTAATCGTACTCATTTTTTCCACTGCCGCAGACGAGTTGCTATAAACAAGAGGCTCGTAAGTACGCTGAAAAAAATAGATGCTGTCGTTAAAATCAATCATCTTCCAGTTGTTGGTGGTAATTGTGTAACTACCGGGCGTCTCATCAGCAAGCGTTGTAGTTCCGCTAATAATTTTGTTGTTACCAACAGAGAAAACCTTGCTGTTACCTGCGTTATCTCTAAACTCTTTGATTGCCTTAAGTGACTCACTGCCAAGCACTGTTTTGGTTGTCGTTACTACGTCATAGCCTTTACGTGCCGCAATACGACCACGCTTATCAATGACTGCGTTATCCGCAATCTCAGCAAACGAAGGATCCTGCGCAAGCGGAGAATCCTCTGTGTTAATACCTTTGAAAGCCGGGGCTACAAGATTAATGCTTTGCAGTTGTTGGGCCATATCAAATCGTCCTAAAGATCATCTCTTCTGGGTGCTTAGCCGCATCAATAGCTACTGCATCTGATAGATACTGATTAGCTATCGTGAAGTATTCTGCTGTAGATGTGCCGCCAGTTTCCCCGCGCTCACGCGCAAGCAGTGCTATCGCAAGGTGAACAACAGGTTGGCTAGGAATCAAAAGCTTATCTGAGTTTGATGTCAGATCGCCTTGACGTTTAACCACGTCAAAACGAAGGCTGTATACACCGTCTGGTATAGGGCCAACTAAGACCTGAGTGTCGCCGTTACTATCTAGTCCGTTGTACGTAAAGTACTTAGGCGCACCCTCTACTGCTTCGGCAATATATAGCGCATCGTTAAACCAGTCTTTAGTTTGGTATTCCATGAAGCAGTTCTGAGTGTCGTTCAGGACTGACATAACCTTCACATTGTCACCGGAGTTGGTTAGTGAATAAGTATTGTCCGAAGCCGTTGTAGAAATCGTGATAGTTTCACGTAAGGCAGACCAGTCAGCCGCTTGACTAACTAATGTTTTAGCATCGTTAATAAAGTCACCTGCCATTTTGGCGTAAGTGCTTTCTGTGACGTTGTTAACCTCTTCTTCTCGAAGGCGGCGTAACACGCTGTTCATTAAATCTAAATAGGTCATACGCTTCTTGCGCCTCCAGTAAACATGCCAATACGTAAGGGGTCAGCCAGCTTACGTCGCGTTAAACCACGTTGGAATTTTTCAAACTCTACAGGCTCTATAGGTGTCAGTGCCGCTATTTGCCCTGGCATTAATGCTTGTTGTGCCGCAAGACCTAATAAACCAGCGCCCAATCCTTCGCCAATACCAGCAATGCCTTCGCCTAAGCCTTCTAAACCTTGGCCTATACCGCCAAGCTCGGTGCCGATACCTGCTACATCTGTCATTAAACCGCCAACAGACTCTTCTAATCCAGAAACAGCCGCAGTTACATCTTCTGGTGTAGCAAATCCAGCGCTAGCTAAGGCAGTGTTAACGTCTTCAGGTGTTGTAAATCCAGCATTAGCAATGGCTGTGGTTACGTCTTCAGGTGTCGCAAAACCTGCATTTGCTAGTGCAGTGCCTACATCTTCAGGAGTGGTAAACCCAGCGTTAGAAATAATCGTTGCAACATTTTCTGGTGTCGCAAAGCCTGAGTTTGCTATTGCTGTTCCAACTTCCTCGGGGGTAGCAAATCCGGCATTAGCAATATCTTCTGGTGTGGCAAATCCAGCATTAGATATAGCATTACCAACAATTGTTCCCACTTCTTCTTCAGACATTCCCTCTGGGAATTGAATGTTTCCAATGGCTGTATCAATAACAGATTGAACATCTTCCGAAGTAATGCCTTGAGGAAAATCAATATTGCCTATTGCCGTCTCTACGATTGTAGAAACTTGATCGCTAGTTACGCCTTCAGGGAACGTAATGTTGCCAATAGCTGTGTCTACGATTGTTGAGACTTCTTCTTCGCTAAGAGTATCAACTTCAGGGAATTGGATATTGCTTATAGCGGTGTCAACAATGGTGCTTACGTCTTCACTCGTTATGCCTTGAGGGAGCTGGATACCCTCAATAGCACTGTTAATAATTGTTGATACTTGCTCTTCAGTCATAGAAGCGGGAATAGAAATATTGCTAATTGCCTCATTAACAATAGTGCTAACCTCTTCAGAGGTTGTTCCAGCAGGAATATTGCTTAAGGCATTATTAACAACATTTTCAACATCCTGGACAGTCATTGATGGTTGTTGCGATGGAATTTCCCCTACCTGTTGGCTTACTTCAGCAATAAGATCGTTGTATTGAGGAAAGTTTTCTTGCAAGTATTCAACTGTGGCACCTCTTAAAAGAGCTTGCTCAATTAAGCCTCTTGCATCGCCAACCAAACTACCTTGCTCGTAAGGCTCAAGCCCTGGCTCAGGCGTAGGCTCTGGAAAATACTCTGGAAACATACCCGAAGTAATTGGCGTTTCTTCTTCAGGCGGTGTCTCAGTAACTGGAACGTCAGTAGGTGTTGTAGGCTGTGTGCCAGCATCTCCAGCTTGTTGATCTTGTTGATCTACAGGTTCCGTAACGTCTACAGGCTCAGGCTCTGGTGATGGCTCAGGTGTTACCACTGGCTCTTCCACATACTCAAATGGATCTACTTCTATTTCCGTCTCTAATGGAGTTACCGGAGCCTCTCCAGCCATAGAGCTTTCAAGCGTTGGATTGTTAACGTCCTGCCAGCCCTCTTCCATATTGGCAAGAATTCTTTCGGACGTAGAATCTACACCGGCACCGTCAACATCAAAGGTTACATCAAGGAATTGTGCGTTATTTGCATCTGTAGGCAGTCCACCGCCAGAGACTAAGTGAGAATCTAACCAGCTAATTTGAGCATTGTTGTGTGTTAAATCAGATGCGCCTTGATACTCAACAAGGTTTGTTCCATCAGATACATACAAACGTCCATTTGAGCCTCTAATTAATGTGTACTCAATGCCTGACTCGTCTACGTGCTGAGTGTGGTACGCCAGATAAGTATCGCCTAGCTCCATAGAGCCGTATTCGTAATCTCCTGACCCATCAAGCGTTGTGACTACAGTTGATCCATCTAAAATTTCGGCAACTCTGTCTGCCGGTATAGCCGTTTCATCGGCATACATAATCGACTGCATTGGCTCGGTTTCAATAGTCGTATCACCAGTCAGATCAGCAGTAGTATCTGCAAGTTCAGAGTCAGGCGCATCAATCGTGCTAGCGTCTAAGTCCTCAGGAGGCGTTGTTGTTGGCGCATAAGCATCTTCATAAATAGCCTGAAGGTTGCCTGACAAGTCTCTTAGTTGATTAGC